GTGGAATTGTGGACCGCATCATGAACAGGCCGTCACTCGATGAACCTGGTACGCCAAATTCTTCTGTCTGATTACAGTAAATGGCGACCCAAGAGGAGAAGAACCTGACAAAGGGCTGGATCCCAACTTCCTTTAGTTTCTGGCAACTGGTCGCCGTAGTACTCTGTCTGCTTCTGATCTTTTCGATCCTGTGGGGCCGCTACGGCCGCGTCGCACGGCCGGCGACGGTCAAGGTTGGTGGACTTTCAAAGGTGAATGCGAACACCATACAGAACGCGATGAAGACCGGTAAGCTACGTGAAATCCTAGAATATCTTCGTCGTTAGATTCGACTCCGGCGGGGCTCGAACCCGCAACCTCCAGCTGTCTCCAGGTCTCCTCCTAGAAGGCTGGTGCACTATCCAATTGTGCTACGGAGCCAACTTTTCAATGCTTGTTTTCTTTAACTGAATGCATTCTTCACAAGACCCGCTGCACCACCTAGACCCTGAGCAGCCGCCACAGTCTGGAATCGCATCGTCATCCAGTACGACACCGCGGCTATGAGCAGGATACAAATTCCAACACCAATCAGGCCGATGCCGAAACCGACACTCGACTTGCTGAGTTCTGCATCGCTCGGATTTGCGGGATCATACCAAACCGTAACGTTCGTCGGGGCTGGACCGGGGCCAGACCACGGTAGAGTCCCACCTGAGTATGTCACCGTGCCAGTGCACACGTTCCCTGTACACGTAGCACTCAGGGTTCCGGACGTTTGGGAAGTGTGCTTGTCCTTCTTGGCAGAGCTGATGCTCATCGCTCCCGAAGCTGAAGAACTGATCGCGAGGACCACCGCCACGACGAGACCAACCTTTGCCTCGAATCGACCAAAGTTCGCAGCATTTTCGACAAGACCTGCCATACTACATGCATCGTTTTTTCTGATCAGTATTTTTTGGGATGTCCGGGAATTCGTAGGTGCAATCGTGCGACAGCGTTCCAGGAAAGTCAGTACCCTTCATGAAATTGCACGGGACGCAATTTTCTATGGTGTACCCGCTGGACGAATCGATCCCATTGACACGTACATCGAGTTCCAAAAGGCCACAATTAGAAGTCATGAGACTCTTTGCAGTTTCATCTTCGTGGCTGATCTTTTCACGGCATCGAGTAGACTCGTTCGGTACCATTCACGAACATGTTCGCGATGAACCTCGTTATTGTGAGATCGGTCTCTCTTCAAGTTGCTTCTCACGCCACGCCTTGTAGTACTTTTTCTCGTTCTGCAAGGCGTTGTGTTTTTCTCGGCGTTCTGGTTTGTGGTCCAGACGCTTTCCCTTTTCGCGACACTTTAGACACGTGCTAACTGATCAAGCGGCTGCGGAGCACGCGAACAGTTTGTGCATTTTTTGAGATCCCTTCTTTAAACCAGTAGTAGGACTTGCGTTCTTCTCAGTTGGAAAAGGCGAGTCCGCCCATGCCAGACTGGATGCGCAGGATGTTGTAGTTGACTGCGAACAGCTTCTGGATCTTGGAGGCGTCGGCGGCGCCAGCGGCGTTCTTCAGCCACACCTGCACCTGGGCGTTGTCGATGCGGGAGAAGTTGCAGGTGCCCGTCGGCTGGTGCTCCTCCGGGTGCAGCGCGAAGCTGTAGCAGTAGATGCCCGGGTACGGGTTGCCGGTGTGGTGGTACCACGGCTGCACCTGGTTGAAGTACTTGCCAAACTGCTCCTTGAAGCGGTCCTGGCCGTTCAGGATCAGCTTGAACTGGTACAGCGGACCAACCTCCAGGCTGGTACCAGCTGAGCCCTCCTCCACCCAGCCCTTGATCTGGCTGCTCGTCAGGGCCGTCAGGGACGTGGAGATCGTGTTGGCCGCGAGCACCACCTGCGGTGCGCCCAGCTCCGTCGTGCGGATGAAGCCGTTGGACGCGAGCAGCGCAGCCACGTCCGTCGTCACCTGGACGTTGGCGCAGTTGCTGCTGAAGTTCCACAGGGCGTTGTACTGGCTGCTGGCCGAGTAGCTGGAGTTCTGGTACGCGAAGACCAGCTCCTTCACCGGGTGGTTGAAGGACAGGCGGATGGTCGCCGGGGTGGACTCACCAGCGGACAGGGAGTCACCGCCGGTGTGCTGCACCTGCTCAATCAGGTACTCGTGGCCGTTCTTGGCGAAGCGGCGGCGCTCCTCCGTGTCCAGGAACACGTAGTTGGCCCAGATGACCGGCTGGTTGTTGCCAAAGTAGGTGGCGTAGTTGCCGCTGCAGTCAATGTCCAGACGGACCTCGTGGTACTGCAGAGCGATCAGCGGCAGGTACAGACCCGGGTTGCGGTTGAAGAAGAACAGGAACGGCAGGTACACCACGTTGGACGCCGTCGCGCTCGTCGTGGACGGGTTGCAGGCGGACGCCATCTTGTTGTACTGAACCTTGTTCTCGTCGCTGAGGAACAACTCAGCGTACAGACGCCACCAGGTCTGGTAGTGCTTGTCGATGCGCTGGCCACCGATGGACAGCTCGATGTCAGCGAACGCGCGCTCCGCCACCCACGACAGGTCGGTGTTGGTGTTGTTGGACGTCAGGTTCGCCGTGGTGATGATGCTCGGCAGAAGCTGGGCGTACATGTAGCCGACCAGGTCGCCGTTGCGGGCGATGGTCACGGAGATGCGCTGGCTGTTGGCAGCCGTGCCGTTGATCGTCTGCTGGATCGCCTCCATCGCAAAGTTCGTGTGGCGCTTGTACACCGCCTGAAAGAAGGTCACCTTGGGATTGCCAGTTAGGTAAACGTCTTGCGCACCGTACGCAACAAGCTGCATAAGACCACCCGCCATTTGGTATACCCCGAGAAAAAAATTTCGGCCCAGCGCGCTTAAAGGAAATGTACTCCGTAAGCTATAGGATGCCAGCCAGGATAGAGCACCGTACTGAAGGAGGCACAGAGGTCAAGAGGTGCTCCAAGTGTACTGAGTGGAAATCGCTGGACAAGTATACCAGAAATATAGCTAAGCCAGACAACCTGTGCGACAAATGTACACAATGCCTGGCAGAGTATCGTCACACGAGACTTGAACTTGACAAGGCCTACCGAAAGGCTAACCGAGATAAGGTCAATCTATGGAAGCGTAACGAAAGAGGACGTAAGAAGGAAAACCCGGATGATGTGTACATCCAGAGCCGCCTGAAGGAAAACTTGGCTCGCAGACTGAGGCTACTCCTGGAAGGTCAAAAGTCACAGAACACGATGGACCTGATCGGGTGTTCGACCGAATTTCTAAAGAGTCACTTGGAAAGTACGTGGTCTGAAGGGATGTCCTGGGACAACTACGGCCTCCACGGTTGGCACATAGACCACAGGATACCGTGTGCAGCATTCGATCAGTCCGACCCGACGGAACGTGCAGCATGTTGGAACTACCGGAACCTTCAAGCCATGTGGGGTTCTGAGAACCTCTCTAAGAGTAACGAGTTTTCGACATCCGAAAAGGAATCGTATCTGCGTTCTTTCGGGGATCAAATTTTGGTGGCTAAGGTTAATGGCTGATCACGAAGAGGAGCTTGAGGAGGTTGAGCCTATCGAGTACATTGGGTCACTGCTACAGACCGAGGACGGCGAGACCATCCCCGATGTCCTGAAGATGCTCTGCCAGCACCTGGAGAATCAGAACAAGGTTCTGGTCAAGATTCTTACGGCGATGAAGAAGGAGCCGAGTGCATGAGTGCCTATAAGATGTTGATGGACCGGATTAAAAATTCTGAGCGCCGAAGAGTATGGATGAGTATCAGGCCGAGTGTGACAAGCAGAAGATCACGGCCATGACTCTGGAGGAGGTTCAAAAGCAGGTGATGGCCAAGGAGCAGAAGATCAAGTTGCACTGCGAGACTGACAAGTGTGCGCCGCTCATGGCTTGCTTCGAGGTGCTATGCACACTCGACGAGGACGGTATGCCAAAGAATCTGAACATTTCGCAGGTGGCTGAGAAGCACCGCCGGATCCAGCGGCAGCTGATCGAGCTCCTGAACCACTGCAAGCGGTCCGAGTTTCTGCACGAGAACTCGACGGATGTCAAGGGTGAGGAGTTTACCATCGGCTTCCGGATCAATCGTCTGATTCAGACGTACACGGATGCCTTTGATCAGGTGGTGCTGTACAATCGCCAGGCGATGCGCATGAACGAACGGCGGTGCGAGTCTGACAAGGATCTGATGCACTGCACGACCATGGAGGAGGATGACGACTGCAGTCCGTTCCAAGGTCTGCTCATCTTTCTTCTGAGCACGCTGGACCGGATGGAGCTCAAGCGGTACAAGGGCTACTGTTGCCAGCAGCGCCTGACCGAGTCTGGGTCGCGGTCTCGTGCGTGGATGCCTGTGATGAGCATCAGCGACTTTGTGTACACCTTTACCCAGAAGGAGACCAAGTACGACATGTGGAAGAACATCACGAGCAAGGGGTGCATGGTCAAGGACACGGTTCGGCACCTGTCCGAGTGTATCGACATCCAGTTTCCGGACATTCGCAAGAATCGCTCAGTCTGGTCCTTCAAGAATGGTATCCTGCTCGGCAAGGTTCCCTCAGAGGACCGGGGGGAAACTTGTCAAAGTTTCCCGACCTGGAAGTTTCTCGAGTACACGTCGCCGGAGTTTGCAAACCTAGATCCCACCGTGACGTCGTGCAAGTACTTTGACCAGGAGCTGGTAGTTGGTACCGAGGAGGACTGGTACTCCATCGAGACTCCCTTCTTCCAGAGCATCCTGAACTATCAAAAGTTTTCAGAGGATGTGGCCCGGTGGATGTACGTGATGATGGGTCGACTGATGTACGACGTGAACGAGCTCGACCAGTGGCAGGTGATCACCTTCTTCAAGGGTATCGCTCGGTCCGGCAAGTCCACCATCATCACCAAGGTTTGCAAAAAGTTTTACGAGGCGGAGGATGTCAAGACGCTGTCTAATAACATCGAGCGCAAGTTTGGTCTATCGATGATCCATGACGCGTTCCTGTTCATCAGTCCCGAGGTCAAGGGTGACCTGTGCCTCGAGCAGGCTGAGTTTCAGTCGATGGTTTCCGGCGAGGATATTTCGATTGCGCGCAAGAATGAAAAGGCTCTGAGCATCACATGGAAGACGCCTGGAGTGCTGGCGGGCAACGAAGTTCCAAACTGGCGAGACAACTCCGGGTCTGTGCTGCGCCGTCTGGTCACCTTCAACTTTGCGAAGCAGGTCATCGATGCGGATCCGAAGCTCGATGAGAAGCTGGACCTGGAGCTGCCTAGCATCATGCTCAAGTGCGTCAGGGCTTATCTGGACTACACGGCCAAGTACGGCGGCAAGGACATTTGGCAGGTTCTGCCCGACTATTTCCACCAGATTCAGAAGCAGGTGGCGATGGTCACGAACACGCTCCAGCATTTCCTGGCGTCCGAGAAGCTGGTTTACGGCCCGGACAAGTTCTGTCCGCAGAAGCTGTTTGTACAGCTGTTCAACCAGCACTGTCTCGAGAACAACCTCGGCAAGTGCAAGTTCAACCCGGACTTTTACATGGGTCCGTTCAGCAACCGAGACCTGGATGTGCGCACCGAGTCGCTGACTTACGGAGGTCGCATGCTCGGGACCCAGCCCTTCGTGTTTGGTGTGGACATTGCCGGTGACCTGGTGCAGGAGATGACTGGAGACTGGTAAGAGTGCCTGGGGGTCCGTCCATGGCTCTGCGTTAAATTTCTATGTCAACAGTATGGCACGGCTGGTGATGTATTCGGGGACGGCTTCGGTGCCAGCCCCGAGCATCCGTGAGCTTTTTTTTAAGAAGCAGGT